AGTAAAAATAGAAAAGTATATTGAATATATGCTTACAATATTACTTAAACTTCCAAGAACAGAAAAATTTAGTATAGGAACAGAAGTAAAGACAAGTATGTATGAAATGCTAAAAAATATTCTTTTAGCAAGTAAAATAGATAAAAGTAAAAGACTACAAATCTATAATATCGTTGATAGTAATATATATTATCAAAGAATTTGTATAAGAATAATGTATAATCAAAAATGGATAGATGAAAAGAAATACAAACATAGCAACGAATTACTGGCTGAAATTGGAAAAATTTTAGGAGGACTTATTAAATCTCTAGAGGTGAAAAAATATGCCTAAAACAATTAAAAATATATATGATAATTCAATATCGTTTGAAAATCTACTAAAAGCACATAAAAAAGCAAGATGTGGAAAAAGAGAAAAGAAAAAAATAATATTGTTTGAGTTAAAACTAGAACAAGAATTATTAGAATTAGAGAAACAATTAAAAACTGGTACATACAAACATGGTGGTTACACAAAATTTAAAATATATGAGCCAAAAGAAAGAATAATTATGGCATCAGAATATAAGGATAGAGTAGTACATCAATGGTATGTCGAAAAATTTATAAAGCCATACTTTGTACCACAATTTATTAGTACATCATATGCTGGAATAGAAGGAAGAGGAATGCATAAAGCATCTAAAGATGTTCAAAAAGCAATGAGAAGTGCAAAATCTAAATGGAAGAATTATTACATATTAAAAATGGATGTTACAAAGTATTTTCAAAATATAGATAAAAGAATACTTTGGGAAATATTAAAAAGAAAAATGAAGGATAAAAAGTTACTATGGTTAACTAGAGAAATTTTATTATCTACAGAAGGCATGGTAGGACTACCTTTAGGTAATTATACATCTCAAATGTTTGCTAATATATATTTAAATGAATTAGATCAGTATGTTAAACACATATTAAAATGCAAATATTATTACAGATATATGGATGATATTGTTATAATGTGCGAAAATAAAAAAATTGCAAAAGATATCTTAAATAATATAACTAAATTTTTAAAAGATAATTTAAAACTAACTTTAAACTCAAAAACAAGAATTTTTAAAGATATACAAGGAGTTAATTTTTGTGGTTATAAAATCAATGAGAAAAGGTTAAAAATAAGACATACAAGTAAATGCAGAATGAAAAGAAAATTAAAAAGATATACAGAACAATTAAAAGAGGGCAAAATAACATTACCTGAAATACAAAGAAGTATAGCAGGTTGGCTAGGCTATGTTAAACATGCAGATTCTTATAATCTAAGAAAAAGTATGTTTTATATAGAGGGATAGACTTTAAAAAGGCATTCGTATCGTGTTATCCGTGGTGGCAATTACAACAATAATGGAAACAATTATCCTGTCGCCTATCGCAATTACAACAACCCTAATAACAACTATAACAACACTGGTTTCCGTGCCACGCTCTAATATTAAATTAGATTATATATTTTAAGGAATATATACAATATTTGTATTAGATATTAAAGGAAGTTTATTCCTTCTTAAAAGTAATTTTAAGTAAATATGAATCATAAAAGTATACATATTAGTAAATTTAAAAATTGAATATATGTATACTTTTTTATTTTTTTGTGTTATTAATCCATTTTTCAAATTCTTTAGGAGTAATTTCTGTATTTAAATATTTTTGTTTCATTATAGATCCATCTTTTTTATACTTTTCAAATCTAGTGATAGCAGTATCTGTTCCGTAATGGGAAACAGAACTAGCAAGAGACATATATCTTTTTCTATATTTATCTAAAAGTGTATCTTCTTTTAGAGATTTTTTATAAGCTAATTCCTTTCCAATTTGCCTACAAGTTTTTCCAGTTTTTTTATATTCTACATTGCAATATTTTGTCTCTTTTAAATTTGATGGAACAAAGTAAAATCCACAATTTTGACATTGCCTTATAGTATTATGATTGTCAGACATAAATTCTTTAAATATTAGAGCTATTATTGATAAAATATCATCACTTTCAAAATAATAAGGAATATTATACTTATCGACATCTATATTTTCGAAAATTAAAGCAAAAGTTTCAAACTGTATATTTAGCTTTTCCATAAATCCATTTATTTCAGTTTCATTATATTTCATTGATTTATCTTCATAATATTTTTTTTCTTCTTGTATTATATTTTGTATATCTTCTTGAGTTAGTTCTAATGAATCATCATATCGCATAAAGAAGTTGGTATCATATGGTAATTTTAGATTTTTTAATAAAGTATATTTAAGATATAAAAATTCTTCTTTATATTCTTTTACAATTCTATCAAGTTCTTTATTAAATTCAGAAAATGAAAGTTTTAAATGTGTTGATGAGTCTTGATTTGCCTTCTTAATTTTAGGATATTTTCTATAATATAAGTTTTCAAAACAAAACCAAAAAACAAAAGATCTGCAATCTTCATCATCTTCAAAATCTGTATTTAAAAATATGAGTAGAAAAGAACCTATTGCATCAATCATATGCTCAGTGTTATATGATGAAAAAAATATTTTTTTACTTTTATCATAATACATATGTTTAAAAACAAAAAGCTCTAGTCCTAAATTCTTGTCAAAAGCCAGTTTAAAACTCGATTTTAACACCTCCACATCAAACAACCTAAAATTAATGAAAAATTTTTTGAGATTGTACAGTGTGAATTTTAAAAAATCGCACTTATAATGTATACAACACTTAATTGACATAATTTTACTACAAAAAGTCGAAAAAGTCAAAAAATGGAAATGTACATTGAGAATTAAATAGTAGTTACAAGCACGAATAATGATACTTTCGTCTGGCTAACGTGATGTAAAGGGGCGATTCTGTAAAGCAGGAATGAGGGCAAATCTCATATGGGAGCGAATCCACTTGTAGCGGTATAAAATTCTAAAATTTGGAAAAAATAAAACAAGAGGAGTGAGGCTATTGGAAGAAAAAAAGAAATATAAGAAAAAGAATGATTTTAAGATAAATATAATTTTTAATGATAAGGGTGAGGCTCTAGAAAAGATTATTGAAAGAGCATTTGGAAATTATTGTTTAAAAACAGCAAAAAAATAAGATGAGACAATGGTATTTGATGAGATAATATGGTATAATGAAAATCAAGAGTATCAATATTATCTCATATATTTTTATAGCAAAAAGGAGGTAGAAGTGAGCTATACAATAATGAATAATATTGATTATAAAGTCGGTATATATATTAGGCTTTCAAGAGAAGATGAAGAAAAAGAAAAGTATCAAGAAAGTGAAAGTATTGGAAACCAAAGAACTTTGCTAATGCAATATATTAGACAAAACAAATTGAATTTTATTTCAGAATATGTTGATGACGGAGTTTCAGGTACAAGTTTTGATAGACCTGCATTTAATAGAATGATTGCAGATATTGAATCAGGCAAAATCAATATGATTATTACAAAAGATTTATCAAGACTTGGAAGAAATTATGTGCAATCAGGATTATATATTGAAAATTATTTTCCAGAACATGAAGTTAGATTTGTTGCAATATTAGACAATATAGATACGGCTTTCGATAATTCAAATAACGATATAGCACCGTTTAAATCAATATTAAATGAAATGTATGCTAAAGATACATCAAAGAAAATAAACAGTGTATTACAAGCAAAAAGAAATAATGGAGAATATCTAGGAACAGCACCTTATGGCTATAAAAAAGATCCAGAAAATAAATACCATTTAATAATAGATGAAGAGGCAGCAAATGTTGTAAAACTGATATATGAAAAATATTTAGCAGGTTTTGGTACAATGCAAATTGCAGATTATTTAAGTAAAAAGAAAATTCCAATTCCATCAGATTATAATAAAAGAAAAAGAGGTACAAAATCTCTAACTTATGGATTGTGGCAACAATCTACTGTAAGATTTATTCTTTCAAACGAAATTTATACAGGAACAGTAATACAAGGGAAAAGAAAAAAGGTAAGTTTTAAATCTAAAAAGTTTATTAATTTACCAGAGGAAGATTGGGTTAAGGTAGAAAATATGCATGAGGCAATAATAAGTAAAGAGGATTTTGAAAGAGCAAAAAAAGTAATAGATGCAACAAAAGGTTCAAGAGTAGTTCAAAATGATTATTTATTTAAGGGATTACTTAGATGTTATGATTGTAAAGGATATATTGGAATAAGAAGTCCAGATAAAAACGGAAATATTTATGGCAGATGTCAGAGATATGGAAGATTTGGAAAGTTTGATGTATGTTCTCCACATAATTTTAATTATCAAGTTTTTGAAGAGCAAATGCTAGAAGTTTTAAAAGAAGTTTGCAAAGAATATACAAATAAAAAGAAACTAGAAGAAATTGCAAAACAAACTAAAACAAGTGGGGCAAAAGAGTTTGATATAAATAAACAAATTGAGTTATTTAAACAAACAATAGAAAAAGAAACTAGAAAACTTGAAGTAATGTATGATGACAGATTAGCAGGAATAATTTCTCTTGATGAATATATGAAAAATGCAAAAAGAATAAAAGAAATTGTAAAAGGTTATGAAGAAAATATTAAAGATTTAGAAAAAGAATTAGCAGGAGAAAATACAAAAAATAAAGAAACAAAATTAGATAATTTAATAGAAGAGTTTCTTGAAATGGAGAAACCAACAAAAGAGATAATTAGAGAGTTTATAGAAAAAATAGAGATTCATAGTGACAAGCAAGTTGATATATATTTCAACTTTAAACCACTACAAGATTTAAATAATAATTTTATATGTGCTAAGAAGAAATATGAGATTAAAACAGCATAGAGGATATATTGTTTTTGCTCGAATAAGAAACGAGTATTGCTAGGCGGATGAGGGAGTCATCGACGCAGGCGTACATAGGTACGTTGAGGAGAGACGACTGAAATCCAACAACGCAAGACGAAGTTTATTATTAGAGCTAGTAAAAATGTCCACAACTGCAACATACACATGCAGCAGTATGGGTAATAATTGCAGAAGCACTATTAGGATTTGGAGATAAGGCAGGGGAACTATTTAGAATGATAAACCCTATAGAACACGCCAGAACCAAAGAAGCAGCTAACAAATATAAAGTAGAGCCATATGTAATAGCAGCAGATGTATATGGACAGGCTAATTTAGCTGGACGAGGAGGTTGGACTTGGTATACAGGCTCAAGCAGCTGGTTTTATGAAGCAGGATTAAGATATATATTAGGATTAAAAATAGAAAAAGAAGAACTAACGATACAACCTTGTATTCCAAATGACTGGGAAGATTACAGCATAAAATACAAACATGGAAAGAGTATATATAATATAAAAGTAACAAAAAAAGGAGTAAACAGCTTTAAATTAAACGGTAAAGAAATAGAAGAGAAAAAAATAAAATTATCACCAAATGGTGGAGTATATCAGCTAGATGTAACAATCTAGCTTTTGTCACTTTGGGGACGTTCCTTTTTGTGACAAGTTGTCATTTTAGGGACACACCTTGATATGCTAAGGTCTGTCCCCCGAGTGACAATTTGTCACAAAAAGGAA